TGATGAGGAAGATGAACCGAAGTCTTTCCGCAGGAAAGAACCGTACTATTAAGGATGAAATATGGCTATTGAGAAGTCACTATACGCAGCACCACAAGGCTTAGAAGAACTGGCCGCGATGGATCAAGCATCTCCTCAGATTGAGATTGAGATTGAAGACCCCGAGTCCGTAACCATCGGCATGGGTGATATGGAAATTGAGATCGAACCTGATGCAGAATCAGAAGATGACTTTAATGCTAACTTGGCCGAGTTTATTAGCGAAGAAGTTTTGCAAAGCCTTGCTGAAGACTTGATCAGTGACTATGACGAAGACATAGCCAGTCGCAAAGACTGGATGCAGACTTACGTTGACGGCCTAGAGTTGTTGGGCATGAAGATTGAAGAACGTACAGAACCTTGGGAAGGCGCATGTGGCGTATTTCACCCTATGTTGTCAGAAGCTCTGGTGAAGTTTCAGTCAGAGACAATGATGGCAACGTTCCCTGCCGCTGGGCCAGTCAAGACCCAGATCATTGGCAAAGAGACACCCGCTAAGAAAGAGTCTGCACAGCGTGTAGCAGACGACATGAATTACCAACTCACTGATGTGATGAAGGAATACAGGCCAGAGCATGAGCGCATGTTGTGGGGCTTGGGTCTGTCTGGTAATGCGTTCAAGAAGGTGTACTTTGATCCGTCGCTTGATCGTCAGGTGTCGTTCTTCGTTCCTGCTGAAGACATCGTTGTGCCTTACGGTGCGTCTAACTTAGAGTCTTCCCCGCGTATTACTCATGTGATGCGTAAGACCGAGAACGAGTTGCGTAAGTTGCAGGTTGCAGGGTTCTACATGGACGTGGACTTGGGCACACCTGACAACGTGCTGGATGAAGTTGAGAAGAAGATTGCAGAGAAGATGGGCTTTAGAGCCACTGCGGATGATCGCTTCAAACTCTTGGAGATGAACGTAGACCTTGACTTAGAAGGCTATGAGCACAAAGACAAGAAGGGTGAGAAGACTGGCATCGCCTTACCTTATGTAGTCACCATTGAAAAGGGAACCAGCAACGTGCTGGCCATTCGTCGTAACTGGGAGCCAGATGATGAGACCTACACAAAACGACAGCACTTCGTTCACTATGGATATGTTCCCGGATTTGGTTTCTACTGCTTCGGACTTATTCACCTTATTGGCGCGTTTGCCAAGTCGGGTACTTCTCTCATTCGTCAGCTTGTCGATGCTGGCACTCTTAGCAACTTGCCCGGTGGTTTCAAAACTCGTGGCATGCGAGTCAAGGGAGATGACACACCGATTGCTCCCGGTGAATGGAGAGATGCAGACGTAGCAAGTGGTACGCTCAAAGACAACTTACTGCCTTTGCCGTACAAAGAGCCTAGCCAGACATTGATGGCCTTGCTTGGTCAGATTGTTGAAGAAGGCAGACGCTTCGCTAACACAGCAGACTTGACGCTCAGTGATATGAGTGCGCAAGCGCCTGTAGGTACTACCTTGGCAATTTTGGAGCGTACGCTCAAGAACATGAGTGCTATTCAAGCACGTGTTCACTATTCGATGAAGCAAGAGTTAGGACTTTTAAAGCACATCATTGCTGAGTACACACCAGACGACTATGACTATCAGCCCACCGAAGGTAGTCGCAAAGCGAAGAAGTCTGACTATGATGATGTAGATGTCATACCTGTCAGTGATCCTAACGCCTCAACAATGGCGCAGAAAATTGTGCAGTATCAGGCTGTGTTACAGCTTGCGCAGGGCGCACCTCAACTTTATAACTTGCCACTCTTGCACCGTCAGATGCTAGAAGTGTTGGGTATCAAGGATGCGCAAAAACTTGTGCCGATGGATGATGATCAGAAACCCACTGATCCAGTGTCAGAAAATCAGAACGTGCTCAAGGGCAAGCCGGTCAAAGCGTTTCTGTCTCAAGATCACAAAGCTCACATTGTTGTGCACATGGCCGCGATGCAGGATCCCAAGATTCAGGCACTCTTGCAACAGAACCCGATGGCGCAAGCCATGCAGTCAGCCATGATGGCTCACATTAACGAGCACTTAGGCTTTGAGTATCGCAAGCAGATTGAAGAAACATTAGGTATGCAGTTGCCACCGCAGACAGATGAGTCAGGTGAAGAAGTTCAGATGTCTCCTGAAGTTGAAGCACGTCTGTCTCCGATGTTGGCGCAAGCCGCACAACAGTTGCTCCAGAAAAATCAAGCAGAAGCACAGCAGGCTCAAGCGCAACAACAAGCGCAAGATCCAATTGTTCAAATGCAGATGCAAGAGTTGCAACTCAAGGCTCAAGAGAACCAGCGTAAAGCTGCTAAAGACCAAGCCGACAACGCCATCAAAGCAGCGCAGTTGCAGGTTGAACGTGATCGCATCCAGACACAGCAGGCCACTGATGACAAACGCATCAAGATGGACGCAGTGAAGATGGCCGCGCAGATGCAAGAAGACAAGCAGCGCCACATGATGGACATGAGTGTTGATGTTCTCAAACAACTTTCTAACAAGAGTGCAGAAGAGCAACTGCGGGCAATGCAAGAGCGCATCCAGATGAGACAAAGACAACCTAAAGGGGAATAAATGAACGGATTTGAAGTTCTTATCCAACAAGCGGATGAGAAGATTGATCAACTTAAAGAGTACTTGGCCGAGGGCAAGGCCGAGTCCTTTGAGGATTACAAGAAACTGTGTGGTGAGATTCGTGGTCTGCTCATCATGCGGGGATACACCCTAGACCTGAAACAACGATTGGAGACTTCGGATGACTAGTTCCATCCTATTGGCTACAGACGCCAATAACCCACAAGTCGTGGGAACCTATAACTGGGAATCATCAATGGAGGAGAAAGGTAAGCAATTACCAAGGCCATCTGGCTATCGAATCCTTTGTGCAATACCAGAGGTAGAGAAAGAGTTTGAGGACAGTGAGATTGGTATTATCAAAGCTGATGAAACCATGCGCAACGAAGAGACCCTCACAACGGTCTTATTTGTTGTTGATATGGGGCCAGACTGCTATCAAGACCCATCTAAGTTCCCTACCGGGCCGTGGTGTAAACCCGGGGATTTTGTCCTCGTGCGTCCACACTCAGGTTCTCGCTTGGTCATACATGGCCGTGAGTTCCGCATCATCAATGACGATACTGTCGAGGCCGTCGTAGACGATCCCCGTGGTATTAAACGTAAATAAAAGGAGCACAAAATGCCTTTAGACGACGACACAGAATTCAAGTTTCCAGACGAAGTTGAAAGTAAGGGTAAACCCGCACAAAACGCGGAACCTGAAATTGAAATTGAGATTGAAGACGACGCCCCGGCTGAAGACCGTGGCCGACAGCCCCTACCCAAACCTCTGGTTGAAGAATTAGAGAAGGATGAGCTAGATCAATACGACGACAACGTAAAGACCAAACTCAAGCAAATGCGCAAGGTTTGGCACGACGAGCGCCGTGAGAAAGAGTCTGCCCTGCGTGAACAGCAAGAAGCTGTCGGTTTAGCACAACGCCTACTTGAAGAGAATAAGCGCATCAAAGGTATTCTTACCAATGGTGAAAAAGAGTACGTCTCTACCATTCAGAGTAATGCTGATATGGAGTTGAAGATTGCTCAACGTGCCTATAAAGAAGCATATGAGGCAGGTGACTCTGACAAGATGATGGAGGCCAATCAAGCGTTGCAGATGGCCAACCTGAAATCTATACAGGTAAAAAACTTTCGCATGCCCTCTTTACAAGAGGAAGAAATTGCTGTACAACAGCAACCTGTGCAGTATCAACCTGCACCGTATGTACCTGAACCTGATAATAAAGCAGTAGCGTGGCAAAAGCGCAATAGCTGGTTTGGACAAGATCGGAGTATGACGGCCTTTGCTCTTGGTTTACATGAAGACCTGAGAGACAATGGTGTAGAGGTTGGTTCTGATGAGTATTACCGCGAATTGGACAATACAATGCGCAAACGGTTTTCAGAGAAATTTGAAAGCCAAGAAGACAATAGACAGCAGCCCCGGACAAGACCCGGTACTGTAGTCGCCCCGGCAGTTCGTAGCACGGCCCCTCATAAGGTTAAGCTAAAGCAAAGCCAAGTAAACCTAGCCCGAAAACTGGGTTTAACGCCAGAACAATATGTGAAGGCACAACTTGAATTGGAGGCCCGTAATGGCTGATATTAAAGACAACAAACTCACACGCGAGTTGACAACACGTGCGGTACAGGAACGTCCCAAGCAGTGGGCGCAACCTGAACTGTTGCCCGAGCCAGACAAACAGCCCGGATACAACTATCGCTGGATTCGTGTTTCTACGATGAACAATGCTGACCCACGTAACTTATCGGCCAAACTCCGAGAAGGTTGGGAACCCGTTGCCATTGAAGAGCAACCGAAATTTAGACTGTTAGCCGATCCCAATAGTCGTTTTAAAGACAACATTGAGGTTGGTGGATTATTGCTTTGCAAGACACCTACTGATTTTGTAGACCAGCGAAATGCCCATTTCGCCAAAGTCACTCAATCTCAGACAGATGCTGTAGACAATAGTTTCATGCGTCAAAGTGATGCGCGGATGCCGCTCTTCCAAGAGCGTAAGTCCTCGTCCAGCTTTGGCAAAGGTACTTAAATTTAAATAGGAGTCTTTTATGGCTTATCCCGTCGTCTCGGCCCCCTACGGCCTAAAGCCGATCAATCTGATCGGTGGTCAGGTATTTGCTGGTTCTACCCGCAGTTTACCTATCCAGTATGGTTATGCTTCAAATATCTTTTATGGCGATCTCGTGAACATTGTTCGTG